GAAACGAAGTTCAGACGTACTGGCATTGTATGATAACTTTTCCATTATCGCGTCCTCAACAATGAATTTTGTGATGCAGTGCCTGGTGCCTCCAGGTGACGTTAACCAGTTAACAATTAACGCCGGATACAGAGCATTCCCGTTACTCAGCAAATGACCGCTTTACCGATTTAACTGTTCCGCGTGCGCTGAGCCGCATTCACCGCATCACAAAATTCACTTTTAAAAAAGGGCGGCAGAGCAGTCACGGAGTAAAACTGATACCGCCAAATGTCACCAGAATATTGATAACAGAGGGCGTTGCAGCGGGGTTGTCACTTAAGCGTATGGTCAACCTGACAACCCGGTGTCCTCAACGGGGAAAGAATAACCCCGCCATACTTACCGCCGCGCCATTTCGCGGATTGCCACAACCGGAAGCGCACGGTCGAAGATGCCGGTGGCACGCAACAGAGGGAGAAATAACTTCGCCGTGCGCTTTCGCGTTATGCCCTGACTTTTCAGGGATATATCCTTTCAGTAAACTGTCAGTGCCGGATGCTCACCCGTGTCCGGCGCACGCACTCCACCTGACCCGTGGAGAACTCCTTAATTAACAACCCTCAGGAGGGTGATTTTGAACACAATAAAAACCACTATTAATAATGATTTATCCCATGATGGAATAAATGCTGAGTTAAGAGCCATTAAGCTCGCGATAGCTTTGATGGCAACAAGACTTCCGCCAGAACTTCGCTCAGATTGTGTAACAGATGCTTTAAAAAGCACAGGTGATAAACATGCCACTGAATTAGCAAACCTGATTCAACAATTCATAGATGAGGCGAATTCTCAAAACTGATTGTTATTTCTTTCTGAAAACTTTTACTATCCAGGCATTTTTTTGCTAACCAAATGCGGGCCTCTGTGCCTGCATTGGGTTCCAGTTCATGTAAGCGTTTTGCATCTTCCAGAAGCAAGGCAATAACGTGTTTAAGTTCTGTCTCATTCATCGTCAACCTCATCGGTCAGTAGTTTGCAATCACTCGCGAAACGTTTAATGCCGCGTTTTTTGCCAGAGAGGTAATATCCTGCTCCGCTGACGCCAGCTCTTTAGAGAGGCGCTCTTTGTAGTCAGCAGCCTGCTTCAGGTCATTAATGGCGCGTATCTTCCCGCACATCCATTCGTAAATTTCATCATCGGTATAGTCTGGCGCGATGATGACGGGTTCTTGTTTCTTCATACTGAATTCCTCGCGGTGCTATTTCGCTTATCAGCCGTTAGATTTTGCCGAACTGGAAAGCGCCTGTTTAAACTCACTGAAGCTGAGAGCTTCTTCGCCTTCGGCAAGGCCTTCGAAGTATTCTTCGTAAGCCTTTTCCATGATTGTGTCGAAATCCATATCACTCACCTGAGTTTCTTTCCAGCCAGCGACGGGCACCATTTTCGGTTTTAAACGTTTTGCTTTTGGTATACGTCATCGCGGTGAATGTGCCGTCCTGGTTGGGAAACACGCCGCACACCAGAGATTCGTTGTTGCCAAGATCGATAGTATCCATGCTGACCTCATTTCCCCTTAACGCCGGGGTAGCGGAACAAAAACCTGCTGCATAGTTATTAAAGTTGAACCCTGCCGTCATGTTCTTACGCCTCGGGCTGGCTACTTAACCCCTGACCACTGCCTGGTAACTCGAAGTATTGCCCTGCATTCTGTAGGATGGGGTGAGGGAATGAATGAAGTTTAGAAAAACGAACTTTTCAGGTCAATGTTTTTTTATCAAAACATTTTAAGCAGGCAGCTGTTAAGCCATCACCACGATGGCATACAGTTAATCAAATAGATGAGGTTGGTTAAATATCTTGTTGAATTTTAAAGCATACGCCCAATATGCAAGATAGATCATCCAGCATAATTGAAGGGTAGCGAGGATTCGTGGGGACTAAAAGAATATCCGGCCCTTCTATCTCCAGTTTACGAATGACAGGTGTTGTGGTCCCTTTGGGTAAGGCAAGGACAATATTTCCTGGTTGTACGGTTCGATCGGGATCAACAAAAACTGTTGAACCATTTGGGATGGAAACTCCCCCACCAGATGTTGACATACTGTCACTCTCTAGAACAACTGCAAAGGTATTGACCGGGATTTCTCCGACAAGCTGCACACAAGAGGTTATTGAGGAATTTTTCATATAATCACTCCAGCTTGCTGCCTGCTGAAGTGATAGTAGCGGAACCGTTTTTATCGGCGGTAAAGATAGATCAAGCGAATCACCTGTATTTAACTCTCCTCCATTAAGAAGCCAATTTTCGTTTACTTTCAATATTTTTGCCAGTGAACTTATGTAACGCGAGGACGGCGCTCCTCCACCGTTCATCCATTGACTTACGGAGCCTTTTGATGCGCCAGTGCCATTGACAAGGTCTTTGCCTTTCAGGTTTAGCGCATGCATACGTTGGGTTATGCGTTCAGATATAGTTTGCTTGCTCATGTTTTGATTTTAAAACACAGATGGTTTTGTTTCTTGACTTTTTTTGGTTTTGATTATTAAACTTTTGACGTTCAGTTTTATGGAGCGACTCATGAAAAAATCAGAAGTATTAGGCTATTTTGGCGGAGTTGTTAAAACAGCCGCAGCTCTAGGAACGTCAAAAACCACAGTCAGCATGTGGGGGGAAGAGGTTCCGTGGAAATGGGCGTTGCTAATTCAGGCAGTCACTGCCGGGGCGCTCAAATATGAGTTACACATACCGACGGTTGTCATTCCCGGTTCTGATCATAATCCGCCTTCTAACCAAGGGGGGGATTCATGAAAATCAAGCATGAACACATCCGCATGGCGATGAATGCCTGGGCGCATCCGGACGGCGAAAAAGTACCGGCTGCGAAAATTACCAAAGCGTATTTCGAGCTGGGAATGACGTTCCCGGAACTGTATGACGACAGCCATCCGGAAGCCCTGGCTCGCAATACCCAGAAAATTTTCCGCTGGGTAGAGAAAGACACCCCTGATGCAGTTGAAAAAATTCAGGCGTTGTTACCAGCGATCGAAAAGGCAATGCCACCTTTGCTGGTGGCCAGAATGCGCAGCCACAGTTCAGCTTATTTTCGGGAGCTGGTGGAGACGCGGGAGCGACTGGTGAGAGACGCTGATGATTTTGTCGCAGTGGCGATCGCTGGTTTCAATCAGATGAATCGTGGTGGTCCGGCGGGAAATGCCCTGGTGATGCACTAAAAGCACGGTGTTCGGAGTTTTTTTATGAGCAGCAAGCTTCATGGTCTTGTCTGGGAAGGGTGCGCCTTCACCGGCATGATCTTATCCAGGGTGGCAGTAATGGCTCGCCTTGCAGATTACAGCAATGACGAAGGTGTGTCATGGCCTGCAGTGGAGACCATTCGTCGTCAGATTGGGGCAAAGAGTGAATCAACGGTTAAAGCTGCGATAGCAGAACTGGAAAAGAACGGCTGGCTGACGAAGGAAGAACGTAAGGTCGGTGGGCGTAATGAAAGCAATATCTACCGTCTTAATGTGGAAAAACTCGAAGCAGCAGCAGCGGCGGCGCGTGAGGCATATAAACCGAAAAGAAAAATTAACCCGGTAAAAAATGACCCGTCAAATATTGACCCCTCAAATTTTGATGGATCAACCGTTGATAAAAAACATCCGGTTAGGGGGGCGATGGTTGGCCCCGATCCGTCAGTATTAAAACCTGATCCGTCAGATAAAAGATCTTTTCGTCCGGAAGCTTCGCAACCGGACTCGCAGACGGCTGAACAGGATTTTTTAACCCGACACCCTGACGCGGTTGTGTTCAGTGCGAAAAAACGCCAGTGGGGCAGCCAGGAAGATTTAGCGTGTGCGCAGTGGATCTGGGGACGAATCGTGAGTCTTTACGAGCAGGCTGCCAGCGATGATGGCGAAATCATGCGACCGAAAGAACCCAACTGGACTGCATGGGCCAATGATGTGCGCACAATGCGGATGTTGGATGGCAGAACTCACAGACAAATTTGCGAAATGTTTGGTCGGGTACAGCGGGATCCATTCTGGGTAAAAAACGTCATGAGCCCGTCAAAGCTTCGCGAAAAATGGGATGAGCTGGTTATTCGTCTGGGGCGTTCGCCTGTACAGCGTTGCGTGAATCACATTTCTGAACCGGACACCGAAATTCCGCCGGGGTTCAGGGGGTAAGTGTTGATTTGAGGTTATGAAGTTATTTTCTCAGGAGAGTTTATGGGGGCTATTTATACCGAAGAACAGCGGGAAAGATTACAGCGTCACATCGTTGACCTTGTACGTAAAAACGGGCGTATGACAATGCCACAACTGGCATCGACAACATATGCTTCACATGATTCCATTCGCCGGTACCTGAAGATGCTGGTGAGCCAGGGCGAAGTGTATGTTGTCAGCGGAAAAGGGGTATTCCTTTCAGAGGGAGTTTACCGTGAATGGCTGGCAAGTTCGGCAAGAAAAGCAAGGGTTATCCGCAAACCAGCACAAAAACAGGGTAAAGCCGGAGCACAACCCTACGACCGGCACCAGAACATAATTTGCCGTGAGTGCCGTCAGAGTGAGGTTATGCAGCGTGTACTGGCGTTCTATCAGGGAGATTTTCAGGAGGTGATGGAGTGAGGGTAAGGGTTTATATCGCCGGTCCAATGACCGGGTATAAAAATTTCAACCGTGAGGCGTTCCACAAGGCGGAAGAGGAACTGAAACGGGAAGGGCATACAGTCTTAAACCCGGCAGTACTTCCGGACGGGCTGACACAGCCACACTACATGGATATTTGCATGGCAATGATTCGTTGTGTGGATGCGATTTACATGCTGAAAGGCTGGCAGCGGTCAGCAGGTGCTAAGGCAGAATTGGCACTGGCGGAGAAACTGGGGCATGCGGTTATTTTCCAGGAGAAGACACAGTGAATATCGACACAACAATAACGATTGATACAGCCCTCAACACGGGGTTGGCTCTGCTTGGTTGGTTTTACATCATGTTCAGCGCGGGGAAGTGGGTGACCTCTGTTTTTCTGAAGCAGTGGGAAAAGCGCCGCAAACAGGAGAGACGCCAGAAAGTGTTAGAGGAGTTCTGTGATGCATTTGACCTTAGCAGCATAGAGCCTGGTACAACAGCCAGGGTAGCAACAAAAGATGGCCTGATGATCGTGATGTTCCGACAGGAGACAGCAACCAGTGAGTGAATCAAAATGCCAGGTTAAGGGCAATCAGATAGAACCGTGTACGGCACTGACAAAATCCCTTGAGCATGATGCTGAATACACGACGCGAAAAGGCCTGCTGATATACAAAATCTGGAATGAGAGTTTAACTCGCGGCCCTGATTTGGTGATGTTGCGATCCGGTGAATTTTCTAAATTACCAGTTCGGGTTTCATTTTGCCCGTTCTGTGGTGAAAGCATTAAAACGTGGGAGGAAGCGAGTGAGCAATACAAAAAATCATGGCATGAAATTTAAAGGAACACCAGGTCCATGGCATGTAAGTTTCCACGGTTCAGCTAATTGCTGGGTAGTGGATAGTGAACGCGATAAGGCAATTGCTAAGGTGACAAAATACAACAATGACTGGCAGATGCAGAAAGCTAATTTTCAGCTTTTAGCGGCAGCACCAGAATTACTTGAAGCCCTGCAAGCGGTGGTTCGTGTTGCTGACAGAAAAACTGATGAATTCGAAATGGCCCATTCTGCAATTAACAAAGCATTAGGAGTGATACTGATGAACGTAATTAAAGAAATACCAGTAATGCGTGATGAATATGGCTACTGGACGCATCCTGAATATGAAAAATTCTGTGGTGGTCGGGAGTATATTTCAACGGAAGAGTTTAACGCCTGGATGGAGGAAAATAATCTTCAATACGTCCTCTGCTTCAGAGACGAAGGATGTGCTGACCTTGATGCGTGTGATGCTGATATTTCTGCATGGGAACCGGAACGACCAGAGGGCGATGGTTGGTTTATTGGTTCAATACATGACACCGAAGACGGCCCTGTTTGTGTATGGCTGAGAAATAAGGCTGAAGCATAAAGGCGATAAACCACCTGACAACAAAACACTGAAAATTTAAATCAGAAGTGGTTTTTATTAAATCCTTAACCGGAGGGATTCCTGCACCCTCAAATCATCCGGAGGCCGCCCGAAAGGGCGGTAAGAAATGACTACATTATTCAGAAAAGAATATCCGCGAAAAAGTAGAGCGACAGAATTTCTGTTTCTCATTCTGTTTATCGTATTGATGATACCGATATTCCCGCTATTACTGGCCTGGATAATCGGAAAAGTAATTGAGCCCGTTATTGAATTGTATAACGACGTGGTATGGGCGTCGTTCAACACACTGCACAATAAAATTAATCCGTATAAGGAGAACTGATATGACCACTATTACCAGAGAAAACGCGGAGATTAAATCATTCATCACTGGTTTCCTGAGCGATCCGGCGCACGATAACCAATCTTCAAACAGCCTACTTGCTGATGTGTTTCGTATCGCACTGGCATCGCTGGAAGCAGTATCGGATGAACGGGCAGCCTATGAATTATTTATGGAGAAGCGTTTCGGGGAATCTGTAGATCGTCGCAGGGCAAAAAATGGCGATAGCGAATACATGGCATGGGATATGGCGCTTGGCTGGATTATCTGGTGTCACCGCGCCACTATGCTTCAGAGTCAGGATAGTGGCATTAAAAATGACTGGATAAGCTGTAGTGAGCGAATGCCTGAGAAGAATCAGAACGTGCTCATTTCGGTGAATTTCGATAGCTCTCTGGTTGAACCGCTAATATGCTCCGCACGCTATACCGGAAGTACATTCCGGAGAGGGGATGCAACGATTAAGCCGGGTAATGATATTGAGCAGGCAACTCACTGGATGCCGCTACCAGAACCACCGCAGGAGGTGAACTGATGAAAAATGAAGTCGACAATGTTATCACCCTGGTACAGCCAAAATCAGAGGAGGAAGGACTCCTCAACGTTGTGATAACCGACAGAAAAAGCGGCGAGCAAAAATGCTGTCAGCATATCCGTACAACAATTTCAGAAGTGAATCGTACGATTACCTGTAACCGATGCGGATTGGCTTTAGATCCGTTCGAGCTTGTTCTCGAGCGTGCGAGAAACGGTGAAAACATAGTGTCTGAGATAAAATCACTCTATGCAAAGCGGGATGCTCTTCGTGAAGCTGTGGCAAAACTTGAACGTGAAGAGAAAAACGCCAAAGCCCGGTTACGAGCAGCCAGGACAGCAATACTGTATGCGGAAAATGACCTTAAAAATATTGAGCAGGAGGTGAATCGATGACCTGGCCTGAGGCATTCACTACAGTAGGAATTGCGATGGCGGTGGCGCTGGTGGTGTATTCGATTTGCCGATGGGGATAAAAACGGTTTGCGGGAAAAGGAGAGTTAAGTAGAATTGCTGCGGGTGCTTGAGGCTATCTGCCTCAGGCATGAACACCAAAAGGCAGATAGAGAAAAGCCCCAGTTAACATTACGCGTCCTGCAAGACGCTTAACATTAATCTGAGGCCCAATCTATGTCTCACAAATGTAGGTTAGCCTCTTACGTGCCGAAAGGCAAGGAGAAGCAGGCTATGAAGCAGCAAAAGGCGATGTTAATCGCCCTGATCGTCATCTGTTTAACCGTCATAGTGACGGCACTGGTAACGAGGAAAGACCTCTGCGAGGTACGAATCCGAACCGGCCAGACGGAGGTTGCTGTCTTCGTAGACTACGAATCTGAGAAGTAAGAGTGACCAGGCGGGAGAGTAATCTCCCGCCACCTCTGATGTGTCGGCATCCTCAACGCACCCGCGCTTAACCCGCTTCGGCGGGTTTTTTGTTTTACGTATTCTGGTTTACAATCCACAGGCCAGCCTGAACAACTGGCACCTGCTGCGCCAGCAGAGAAAACCGATGGCGCACAATACCAAACATCACAATTCTGATACCGACCTTGCCAGCAGGCACGGGCGGCGTTCTCATGCATTCAAATCTGACTGGTTCCAGCATGATCCATGCACTGAAGAACAGGCCGAATGGCTGATTCAGAACTACCGCAGACGTGGTTACGAGTTTCAGAAAGACCTCAGCCTCGACTTCCGACACTGGATCATCTCAGTCAGACTGCCTTACTCTGAACGCCCACCGCGTCCGTCCCGCACATTCCAGCAACGGATCTGGAGGTAACGTGCGGGTATTGCTTCGACCTGTTCCGGTACCGGAACTCGGGCTGGTGGTCCTTAAGCCTGGTCGTGAATCCATGCAGGTATTTCATAACCCTCGAGTGCTGGTGGAGCCGGAACCGAAAAGCATGCGCGGTCTGCCGTCCGGAGTCGTTCCTGCCATTCGCCAGCCGCTGGCGGAAGACAAAACATTGCTGCCGTTTTTCAGTAACGAACGGGTGATTCGTGCTGCTGGCGGCGCTGGTGCACTTTCTGACTGGCTGTTGCGTCATGTCAAATCCTGCCAGTGGCCTCATGGCGACTATCACCACAGCGAAACCGTCATACATCGTTACGGTACCGGCGCGATGGTGTTGTGCTGGCACTGCGACAACCAGCTGCGTGACCAGACTTCCGAATCACTCGGGCAACTTGCTCATCAAAACCTGTCAGCATGGATGACTGACGTCATCCGTCACGCAATGAATGGCACACAGGAGCGGGAATTATCGCTGGCTGAATTATCCTGGTGGGCGGTCTGCAATCAGGTAGCGGACGCATTACCGGAGGCAGTATTACGTCGTTCGCTGGGATTGCGTGCGGATAAAATCCTCTCAGTGTACCGCGACAGCGACATCGTACCTGGAGAGCAGACAGCCACCAGCATACTGAAGCAGCGCACAAAAAATATTGTGCTACCGCCTCACGTCCACCAGCAACAGAGCCTGCCACAGGAAAAGACGGTGGTCAGCATTGCCGTTGATCCGGAGTCTCCGGCTCAGTATCTCCAGCGCCAGAAACCACAACGGGAAGAGATGCCCGTATACACGCGCTGGGTAAAAACGCAGAAATGCGTGACGTGTGGCAATCAGGCAGATGATCCGCACCACATCATTGGTCATGGGCTGGGAGGGATGGGAACAAAGGCTGACGATTTGTTTGTTATTCCGCTGTGCCGCAAATGCCATAACGAACTGCATGCTGGGGTAAAAGATTTTGAAGAAAAACACGGCAGCCAGCTGTTGTTGCTGATTCGTTTTTTAATGCACGCGAAAAATTCGGGTGTTCTGAAGTGGAAAGCATGAAATGACTGAACGCATAGAATTTGTTTTGCCTTACCCGCCGACGGTAAACACCTACTGGCGACGTCGTGGCAGCACATATTTTGTATCAAAAGCCGGTGAGCGTTATCGCCGGGATGTGGCGCTTATTGTTCGCCAGCAGCGACTGAAATTAAACCTGTCCGGAAGGCTGGCAATAAAAATTACTGCGGAGCCACCGGATAAGCGCCGTCGTGACCTGGACAATATTCTGAAAGCACCACTGGATGCGCTGACGCATGCCGGACTTCTCATAGACGACGAGCAGTTTGATGAAATAAATATTGTGCGCGGACTGCCTGTTCCTGGTGGTTGGTTGGGGATAAAAATCACAGAACTGGAGTGCGCATGAATAACCAGTATTTACAGTTTGTTCGTGAGCAGCTCATTATCGCCACCGCCGATTTGAGTGGGGCAACAAAAGGTCAGCTTGAAGCCTGGCAGGAGAATGCCATGTTCGATACAGGGCGTTACAGGCGTAAAAAAATCCGGTACTGCGATGAAGTGACTGGAAAAATGATCACGCGGGATAATCCACCAATCCCGGGGAAACAATCGCTGGCGAAGGGGACGTCAATTCCTCTGGTAAGTCAGGTTGAGTTTTCGACATCCTCATGGCGACGGGCTGTTCTGTCTCTTGAAGAACCTCATAAAACCTGGTTGTTGTGGTGTTACAGCGGAAATATTTGCTGGGAGTATCAGGTCACCATAACCCGCTGGGCATGGGAAGAGTTTAAGGCTCATTCTGGCAACAGGAAAATTGCAGAGAAAACACGGGAACGCCTGAAAAAATTAATCTGGCTGGCGGCGCAGGCAGTAAAAGCAGAACTTTTTGGCGGGGAAGGTTATGAATACCAGGATCTGGCATTACTGGCGGGAGTGACAACTAAAAACTGGTCCAAAACATTTACTGGTCACTGGGTTGCAATGAAACACATTTTCCACCAGCTGGATAGTGAGGCTTTATTGTTGGTAATGAGGACGCGTTCGGAACAAAAGGCGGCATTTTCAAAGCAAAGTATTGCAAAAGTAGATTGAAAAGCATATATTTCATGCAAATCTGATATTTTGCCGATTTTGTACGCGATGGCAAAGTAAGCAAAACCCGCCGCCAAGCGGGTTTTTTTGTGCCCGAAAAGCGGTACAGGACGTTAAACGAGCTGGTGGTTGCGGATACCGGTCTTTCAGCTTGCTGGCTTTTTCGACAAGAGTTATTGGTATGTCACGTTAACCTTAAAAGGGAAAAAGACATGCTAAAACAGCAGGATATGACCGAAACCGCCAGAGTGGTGTTTAATGAATTAAGCGTCACCGAACCGGCGACCGTCGGGGAAATTGCGCAGAATACTTA